GGAACCACCCTCTTCAATATCGCCCATTTCAACATTTGTTCCTATGAGTCTGATACCAGGATCGCTACCATTTTGAATGATCTGACCAGCCACGCTTGTTCCTAAATCTAAAGTGCCGTTGAGATCTAAGGTACCAAAAATTTTAGAACCGCCCGTAACAAAAAGACCACCACCAGCAGTAAGAGGTCCTGTTACATTAACATTGCCGTTAAACGTAGATTCACCAGTCACAATGAGAGTCTGTGGAAAGTTTACTTGACCAAACGCAGTTAAACCACCTGTGATGTTATTTGCAGATGACAAACCTGATCCATCAGCAAACTGAATACCACCCGTTGCATTGTTTGATTTAAACACACCGTCAGTATCAAAACCTCTTGGGTTGTTAACACGCTGTAGAGGATCTAAACTTGATCCATCTGCTGCAAGTTGCCCAGCAGATGTGTTGTTAGTAAATACAAGTCTTCCATTTTGTAGCACCAACATGCTGCCGTTTTGGGCGCGTGTTGGGGTAAACAAAACTGTTGAGGCTGAATTTTCACCGCGGGCAAGAAGTGTTGTAAAATCGTCACTCGAAACAATAAACTGAGGACCTGCTGTTCCGTGAACTTCAAAGTTTCCTGTTCCTGGTAAACTAAAAGAGTCGCCGTGTGTAAACCCACTACCTGTGATAATTACACGACCACCAAATGTAGCACCTTCTCCTGTGACTATGCTATTGAATGCTACGTTAGGTGTTGTCTCATCGATTGAAAGTGTAACACCATCTATTCTAAGACCAGCACTTAATCCTAAGAAACCTGTGGCTCCTGTCGCACCTGTCGTACCAGTTGTGCCTGTTGTGCCAGTTGTACCAGTTGTGCCTGTTGTGCCTGTAGTGCCGGTTGTGCCTGTGACACCTTGTGGTCCTGTATTGCCTGTAGTGCCAGTTGTACCTGTCGTACCAGTAACACCTTGTGGTCCAGTATTACCTGTTGTGCCTGTGGTGCCAGTTGTGCCAGTTGTGCCTGTGACACCCTGCGGCCCCGTGTTACCTGTGGTTCCAGTTGTACCTGTTGTGCCAGTGACACCCTGTGGTCCAGTATTACCTGTTGTACCCGTGGTGCCAGTAGTACCCGTTGTGCCAGTTGTACCAGTTGTACCAGTAACACCCTGTGGCCCCGTGTTGCCTGTAGTGCCGGTTGTGCCTGTAGTTCCAGTTGTACCTGTGGTACCAGTTGTACCTGTGACACCTTGTGGCCCTGTGTTACCTGTGGTTCCAGTCGTACCCGTTGTACCTGTGACACCTTGTGGCCCTGTGTTACCTGTTGTACCTGTAGTGCCAGTTGTACCAGTAACACCTGTAGTGCCAGTTGCCCCAGTTGTACCTGTAGTGCCAGTTGCCCCAGTTGTACCAGTGGTGCCTGTAGTACCAGTTGCTCCTGTTGAACCTGTTGTGCCTACTGCACCAGGAGCACCTTGAGGGCCCTCTCTTGAACCCACAACATTTACAGTATCTTGCCCAGAAACTTTAACAGAGTTACTAGACGATGTTGAGGTGACACGAACTTTCATTAGAACAATACCCTTTGATTACTTTCTTCATCTGCTTTTCGAAGAAATTGCTTCAACTCAGGACCACCAACAAAGTTATCTACAAGATATCTTGTGTGATTGTTTTCTTGTCCAGCGAGTCCAGCGATTACAGAACCCTTTGATATCTTATTTAGAAAAGTTACCGCAGTATTATAATTTGCCATGTCAGACGCAGCAAAACTTGTAGAAGGTCCTGTGATGCTGGCAAACTTTACTTTTGAAGAATCTAGTAGATTGTCATACGAAGCATAAAAAGCAGAGCCTTTACTTTCTAGTTGTTGAAATGCGTCTGATGATTCTCTAGTAATCAGATCAAATTGATCTTGTGCATCACCAACAATGCTGTTGAAAACAAAACTAAAGTTGTCTACGACTGGTTCATTTTTTGCTTTACTAATAGATGCTTTTGTTAGATTGTATGCTGTAGCAAGACCAATGAGTGACGAAAAATCTGGCAATGTTGAACCAGAAGGTTCATCTGTAACACCAGAAAGTCTTTGACTGTGTGGCACATATGAATTGTTGATTACTGAAATCAGACTTGAGATGTTTGTAGACAAATCAGAAATTCTGTTGTAGGTCAAATTGTTGAGAATCACACTTGTGCCAGTAATACCACCCACACCCAGAGTAAAGCCACTCAAAAAACTTGTTATGCTCGACTTGAGTGAGTTGAGAGAATTTATACAAGTCGCTCTCTTGACTGCTGTTGGATCTTGAATACCTTTACCTTCAGATACAAGATCTATGATATCAACTTGGCTCTTTGTAAGACCATCTGAGAAGACTTCAAGTGTACTGGGAAACGGCTGACTCATCCGTTGACTCTCACGTTAGATTGTGACGCCCTCGCTTTGTGACCACAGGTTGCTATGTCGCCTGCTTTGCAAATAGGCTTGTTGTTTACAAGAACATTCGAACTTGCTCTCATTTTTGGTCCAGCCTTGTGTCTTTTTTTTCCGTGGGGTGTAACAAAGTCACCGTTCAATGCTGCTGCTCGTCCACCAATAAAAACATTCGAGGATGAACCCCGAATCGAACCACCTGCTCTATCACCATCTCGTATTGCACTCGGCATGTCAGTTTAGAAGTATTGGACTTCCCCTCAGTATCAGCGAACCACTTGCACTAACAATATAGTTGCCATTTGTTCTTGTAACTTTATTACCGCCAACGATCTCTTCAACATCTCCAGAAATGTGTTGCTTGACATTACCATTGACTCTCTGCTTCACGTTTCCATTTTCAACACTAATATTTATGTCACCCTTTGTGACTTTTATTTCGATGTTGCCATCATTTACTTCAACAGCAAGGCTTTTGTTTACCAAAAGCCTTGTATTTCCTTCTGTAGTCAAGTTTGCTTCACCCCGAACAAAAACGTTTGAGTCCATCTTTTGAATTGAGTAGTTGTTACCAACAATTCTTTCGACTTTTGTGCCATCAGGATGAATTTCATCGAATGTGCCAGACTTGTGATATGTGTGTATTCTTTCTGCTTCTGGTGTGTCATCAAACTCTTGAACGTGACCAGACTCAGTTTGTTTCACATGATTCTTAGGATACTCAGCAGAGTATGGTGTTGCTGGTTCACTCCACTCTTGACCTAAAGCAGTAGGTACACCCTCTTCGACAGTATCAATCTTTTGTTGCACGATTGAGTTTTCAAGATTTTCATTTCGTGCGATTCTGTTTGTATCAGGTTCATTAAGATGTGTGTCGAGTGGATAAGTTCCTGTTGGGTCATTGAATCCTTTTTCTGGATCTTTTGTTGTTGGTATACCACCAATGCTACCAAAGATCACAGGGTATTGTTGTGTTTCTGCGTCACGAAAGAAACCTATAACGTGTGAACCAGGAACTAAACCTGTGGGTGTTGTTCCGATACCACTAACAGCAGCACTTGTGATCGGCTGAATCGGGTGCGACCAAGGCAACTGATCAGTCGGCAAAAGAACTTTATCTGATTCGTGATATCCAATAATTCTAACACGACATCGACCAAGACGAAGTGGGTCTGAAACGTCCTCTACTACTCCTTGGAACCATACAAAATTTTGTGTTGATGTGTCTACTTTCATTTTATATTTTTTCTCGCTTTACTGTATATGCTTTTAAGTTTAGATCTTGGCCTACGCTCATTAATTCTTTTTCTTTTGCCTAATGCGATAGACTTTTTTTTCATCTAAACTTACTCCTTTACGATCTCATTATTTTCAGGAAGTTTTTGACTTCTCGCATTTCTTGAAATTTCTAAAACTAATTTGTAATCATCTTTTTTGATTACATGCTTTATGTGTGATATCATGTACTTACCAGATATGCTGGTGTCAAGATAATCTTCTTTGACCCTTGACTCGTATGAAGGTATTTCGACTCGGACGATTTCGCCTATTCTTCTTCTCGAATCACCAGGAACAGTTATTTCAATAACTTGACCTTGGAGTGATTTGAGTTGTGATCTTCTTCTCAAAGGTAATTGTTGTGTCGTTGGTATGTTATTTTTTGGTTGCTTTGTCTGATCATCACCAACAGAGGTTTCTTTTTGCTTCGGCAACTCTTTTTGTTTTTGTGGGGGAGGACTAATCTCATAGGTCGTAAAGGGAAATCCTTCTATGTCTTTTTCTGTTCTAAACTCAATATTAAAACCGTTGTATTCTGTAGCATAGTCTTCAAGATCTGGTCTTATTTCTCCTCTTTCGACATACACTTGCATAGATCTCTGCGATACTGTTGGTCCAGAAGTGTCAACAAGACCTTTGATTTCATCATTGATGTTACCTGCAAACTCTGAAGATGGTGAGTTGAATGGAGAAACAATATCACTAGACATAGGAATTGAATCTGCTGATAACTGGCTAATCGATTTTTCAGGTGAAGAACCAGTTTCGCGGTAGTCTGATTCTTCATTTGTTTTTTCCGATATTGTTCCGTATAGATTATCCTCAACACCATCAAACGAGTACGATGCTCTTTGATCTAAGATTCGAATCTGTCTAGATTTTCTTGGCTGCTCTGTTGTGTCTGTATTTTGTCTGAAGTCTGAAATCAATGGAAAAGGTTCAATACTTCTTGTTTGAGAAAAGTCATCAGTGTATGAGTGATAACTTTCTTGCACCTGCTTTGATGTGATGTCGTATGATGTTGTAGTAGAATCATAACCACCATCCAAACGATTTTGAATGGAGTCGTATGTGTTAATGATTGTAAAATCTTCAATGTTGAATTGGTCGATCAACAAATCATATTTGTTTTCTGGCAAAGCCAAGGATCGATTTATTCTTCGATAGATTACAATAGGCTCTTGTTCGAACTGATCGTAGATGTTTACGAAGTTATATGAGTCTAACCTTCGGAAGAAAAGAAACCCCATCTCACTTTGATTGCTATTTGATATGGCTCTGTTTGCCATGTAATTGAATGTTTCAATTGGTGTCCATCTGTTCGTTGAGAATGTAATCTGATTGGCACTCTCAGTAACATTCATAGGTGGTGTGACTTCTGGTATCGAAAGATACTCAGAATAAAGAATTTTTGCAATTTCAGAATACTTACCACTAAAGGTTCTTGTTATTTCGATGTCGTTGTTTTTCTCAAGTTCAGGTGAGGCAAAGCAAAGAGTAAATATTTCTGTGCTGTCTCTGTCTAATCTTGAACGATCTTTTACCTTGTAGACTCGATAAATTTGCTTGACTGGTTCGGTGCAAGGAATATTAAACTCGATCAATAGACTTTCTTCGCCACCAATAATGGGAGCATTTTTTATAAGTGAAAGTGTATCGACAATGGTAACTTCACCATAGATAAAAGGTGAATATAAATCTTCATTGATTGTTAGTTCACCCATTATTTCTTTTAAATCAACAGAAAAACCATTATCGCAAATCAGCCGAACGCTGCCGATTTCGATTTCACCTGGTCTTACTAATGCATTTTTTGTTTTTGTTGTCATCTAAACAAACTATCCAAATCTTTTAGAATTGGCTCAATGAAAGAACTCTTTATCAGTTTTACCTTTCTCTTGTCTTCGTTCAGGTCTTCTTCGTGTTCACGATTTGTTCGAACATTATACGCTTCTTGAAGAGTGTTCTTTTTGTAGCCTTCTACCAAATCTAAACTTGTTCCTGCTACTGTTGTAGAACCAAAGGGATCTTGATAATTACCAGATGAGTCTACAAAGTGATGTATCGCCTCTGTGTTGTTCACAACCTTATTGACTGTCTCGCTTCTCAAGAAACCTTCGGTTGAAATAACCTCAATGACATCGTTGCCTGCAAATGACCCTGTAATTGTGTCGATCACCATTTCGTCGAAGTTTATATCCCATTCGATAATTTTTGCCTGTGCTGTCACGCCAGTTGTACTGTTGTAAGGACCTGTAACATGACTACCAACTGCGTATGTTTGTTTTGGAATATTTGTATTTACAGGAGAAACAAACAATGATTTTCCAGGATACTTCTTCGTGACCAAACTTTCAAGTTCTGTTTGATCTTTTGGCCATTCAGTATAAATGTTTTGAATGTCGTTTGCGAAAAGAACAATCCAATGCAAGTCTGGTCTACCGTAAAGTTTTTCAGCAATCGTGTCTGGACGATCACTGTCTTTCACGATGTAGTTGAAGAAGACTGTACCTTCTTGCTTGACTTGATCTGACAAGGTGAAACTTTTTACAATATCAACTGCTTGGCGATACTTCTTGTCACCAAACATGTCATAAGCAGTCTTTGGAAAGTTTTTACGAAAGTATGACATCAATAGCCCTCGTCAATGTCGCCTCTGGTGAGAAGACTGGTCTCTGAGAACGTAAGAGAAAGTTTTACGTTTGTTGGTGGCGCACCGTCTACTGTTTTACCATCAATGTCAATGAAACTTGAATCTTCAAATGTTGAGTATGTTCCACCACCAGAATAGTCAACATTGATGGCTGTGATTACACAAGGCTTTAGTTTGTTCACAAATTTGTTTTGCACACCTAACTGTGAGAAGTATGTAATCTCAAAGAGTGAAGGGTAACTCAAAAATCTCTTGCTATCATCAAGTTCAGGCATAGCATGCTTTTTGAACATCTTGATAATGTTGTATGTGTCTTTTGCTTCCTCAAAATTCTGAGGTGTAAAATTAAACTCAAAGGTAAAAGATCTCTGATTCACACCCTTGAACAAGAATGCGATATGTGGGTTTCGAACTTTTCTTGTGAGCGATTCAACTGCGGCCTGACCACCAAAGTTTACCCCAACAAGACTTCCGATTGAATCAATGACATTCGGTGCAGCCTGAATTGCGATTTGTTCACCAATAGACTTTGCAATTTTTTCTGTAGAGCCACCACCAGATGATTGAATAAGTTTGAAAACATCTTCGAGAAGTGCAACACCAACCATGTCATCACTCATCTGCCAGTCTAGACCATAAGAAACATTTACTGCTTCTGGCACATACAACGCAATACTACCTTTGAGTTTCTTTCCCTCTTCTTGAATTCTAGACGATTCTTGAGATAGGCCTTTAAAGTTTTCAAAGTTGGTCGATAGCCAAGACGAAAGATTACGAAGAGAACCACCATCTGTGATGTTGTTTGCAATACCAGCAAGACCCGTATTGTTTGACGTTGAAATAGCATCTTCTGTTGAGATGCCATCTAGAATCGGTGTGTTCTCTGTTTCAGATGTTGAAACCTGCTCTGCTGACGAGAACGACTGATTCAGTGTCTCGAAGCACAAACCCTCGATCTCGAAAATATCAAAGATCATGTGGTGACCAAGACCAACATCATCAAAGCCCAACCCTCTTCGTGGGTACTCTAATTGTGTGATTGGCGAGTCTGTATTGAAACTTTCTAATACAGAACGATCTCTTTCTTCACTCATCGTTATTCCTCTGAACATACATATTTATACCATGGCATACAGAGGAATATTCAAACCAAACAACCCTGGCAAGTATAAGGGTGATGCGAGCAACATTGTTTACAGATCATTGTGGGAAAGAAAGTTTATGAAGTTGTGTGATAGCAACTCAAACATACTCGAATGGTCATCTGAAGAGGTGATAATACCATACAAATCACCCATAGACAATCGCTTTCATCGATACTTTGTTGACTTTTGGATACGACAGAAAAACAAAGACGGTAAGATCGTAGAAAAACTTATCGAAATCAAGCCAAAGAAGTATACAAAGCCACCAACAAAGCAAAAGAAGATAACAAAGAGGTATGTCTCTGAAGTTCAGACATGGGGCATAAATAATGCTAAGTGGGAGGCTGCAAAAAAGGTCTGCACTAAAAAAGGCTGGGAGTTTCTGATTCTAACAGAAGATCACATAAATGGTTGAAAAAAGAGAAAATGTAATTGGAAATATTCAAAAGGAACTTGAAGCCGAGGGGTTTACAAGCAAGACGAAGGCTCGTAAATGGATCGTAGACAAGATTCAAAGTCTGAAGAGAAAGCCCATTTCGAAAAGAGTTTTGGCTTCTCAAGTGAGAAAAGGTAAAGCATCTGCCGCACAGATTCGGGGCAAGATGTACTTCTTCAATTACGACCCCAAAACGAAAAAGAAACTTCCCTACTATGACACCTTTCCGATGGTGATCATTTTAGAAATCTACAAAGACGGTTTCTTGGGTGTCAACCTACACTACTTGCCAATCAAACTCAGAATGAATCTTCTCTCGAAGTTTATGAAACTGCTGACAAAGAATCCCCCGACAGACAAGAGTCTGGCTCGTGTGAGATACAAAACCATAATGAATTTTGCTAAATATAGAGGCGTCAAGCCATGTATTAAGCGATACTTGTCTCGTCATGTAAAGTCTCAGATCGTTGAGATTCCTGCTACAGAGTGGGAAATTGCATCAGCACTGCCGCTGGCGAGATTCAAGAAAGAAAGAGAATCTGTGGTTCACAGAGAAAGCACAAAGAATGCCTAAGTTTTTTATCAGCGATGTAATCGCAAATGTTGGCAACTTTAGTTACAGTTCAGCAAATCGATTTTCAATTGAATTCATCGGTGGTCCATTCGAGAACGGTGACTTGTTGTTCACAGCAGGTAGAAACCTTCGCTTCTACATCACATGCGAAAATGTGTCGATGCCAGGTCAAGGCATTTCGACTGCTGAAGCAAAAATACATGGCCCAATCAAGAAGATGCCATACACAAAAAACTACACAAACACATTCGAAGCCACCTTTCGTGTAGGCGAAGACATGTTTGAAAGACTCGTGTTTGAGTCATGGCACAACAACATCATAAACAAAAGATCAAACAAAGTGAAGTATTACGATGATTACACAGCGGTTGCTATCATTCGTATTTACGACCAAGAAGATCGTGAAATCTTTAACTCGGTTGTGACAGGTGTTTACCCAGAAACTATCGGCGACATTTCTCTTGATCACAGTTCGAAAGAAATGATCAGGCAATCAATCACATTTGCTTTTCACGAAACACTTGCTTTCGGTGATCCAAAGAACACCTTTGAAGTTATTCAGAACAACATCTTTAGTGGTCTGATTAACCCATCAACCATTACAAGAATTGTCGAAGACGGAAGATTGTCTTTTGGTGCTTTAGAACCAATCAAGAGTCTTTCCGCAATCTTCAATGGAAACTCACCGATTGCTTTTGAACCAGGTTCACAATCAAGAATTGATGTTGTGAGTTCACTTACAAATATACTAACAGGACAGCGAAGAGGCCGACTTGAAGAGATTGAATAAGGAGTAGATTATGCCTTTACCGGTTGTTGCGACACCCAAATATGATTTGACATTACCTATATCAGAAAAGAAAATTACATTTCGTCCATTCTTGGTGAAAGAAGAAAAGATTCTTCTCATTGCCAGTGAGTCAAAAAATCAAAGCGAGATTCTAAACTCTCTTCGTACAGTTGTGACTAACTGTGTAGAAGAAGACATAAACATCGATGAGTTACCCCTAGTTGATGTTGAGTATTTGTTTCTGCAACTAAGAGCAAGGTCTGTCGGTGAAGTTGTAGAGTTGATTCGTGAGTTGAAGTCTGGTGAGAAAGTGAAACTAAAAGTTGATCTCACATCAATTGGAATCAAAAAGAAAAGAGTCAAGTCTGACATTAAACTGACCGACAAGATTGGTATAAAACTCAAAAGCCCAACATTCTCTGTGTCGAAGGTGGTCGGCGAAGACGAGACAGAAAAACTATTCGATATCCTATCTGAGTGTGTTGAGTCCATTTATGATGAGAACGGAGTGTACTCTTCGAAAGACTTTACCAAAACAGAACTCAAGCAGTTTCTCGAAAGTCTAACACAATCTCAGTTTAAACTACTGACAGAT